TGCTGTAGATCTTCTAAAATTTAATGGTATTGATCCTCCAATTTGTGTATTAGGATCTCCTAAACTTGTTAATTCACCCATACCTTTTACATCAGCAGATCGTGCTTTCATATAATCTAATATTGTGCTAGCACCTTTAGCTATAGTTTTAACTGTATTTGATGTAAAAATATCTTTAGCACCAGTTAAAATATTTTTACCTATATTTATTAAATCCATAATTCTCCTAATTTATTTTATCGTTTATAATTGATATTCCAAATCTACCAAGTAATTGTAATAATTTAGATGTTTTATCTGCATCTGCTAAATCTAAATCTGTAGATCTTTCTAATGCAGCTATTGCAGTATTATGTGCTCTGTTTAATTCACTTTCTGAAGAAGTATTAACCCAAGCTGCTTCATCTCTCCATTGTTGCCATAATGCTGACAATCCAAAGTTAGATAAATTTAAAAGGTTTTGAGCATTTAACTGATTAGTTGCATTTGTAACTGTAGTGTTAGCAGTATTAATTGTTCTTCTCCATTCAACATTTGATTGATCAATAACTCTTTGGTTTTGTTGATTAAACTGTTGTCTTTGATTTTCTATTTGTGCATTAAATTGATTTAATACTTGTGCTCTATCTGCATTTGATTTATCTACTGCTATTTGATTACCTGCATTTATACCTGCTACTTTATTACCTTCAACTACTGCAAATTGATTCATAGCATCTTCTCTTGCAGCATTTTGTAATTTTATTTGCTGTGATAGATTAGAGTAAAATTGATCTACTTGATTTTTACTATTAGCATTAAATTGTGCTGCAGCATTTGCTGCTGCTTGATCTGATAATAAAAACGCTTGTCTTACATTTAAATTCTGTAATGATGCTTGTTGTCTATTAGACAAGTTAGTCATATCCATTTGGAAATAACTATTAGCATTTGCTATGTTAGCTTGTTGTCTATTATTAAGATTTTGAAATATCATCTGTCTGTAAGTATCAGCATCTGCTTTTGCTATAGGTATAGAAGCAGTTAATAAACCATCAGCTAATGCTTCAGCCATCATAGAACTAGAACCTAATCCTCTCTCAGCCATAGCTGCTTGAGTAGCTTTAGCTACACCTCTTAGGTATGCTGGTAAAGCTGAACCAGTTGCTAATGATGTTTCAATATCTTGATTAATTTTTGCTAACTGTCCTCTAACAGTTGCATCGGCATCTACTGTTCCTGTTGCAGCTACTGCAGGTGCAGTTAATCCTGACATTTGTTCAGCTGTCATAGTTGGAGTTTGTCCAGCTACTTGTGCTGCTGCCATACTTGCAGGGGTAGCAGTAGTTTGTTGTCCTGCTGCTGTAGATCCAGGTACAGTTGTAGGAGTAATCGTAGGTACAGTTCCAGCTGTAGGTGTAGCAGCTACTACTTGACCTGTTAATCCTGCTGTTGCCATTGTTTCAGTAGGTTGTACAGTTTGTAGTTCAGGTGCTACTTGAGTACCTGTAGGTAAACTTGGTGTATTTAATATTGTATCAATTACAGAAATAACTTTACGACTACCAGCCTGTTCTGTTGTTGTTGGTTGCAATGCACCTTCTGGCAAAGTCGTAGTGTTAGGTGCGTCAGTAGTTGCCATATTTATCTCCCTTGTCTGTTGTATTTTT